ACCTTGAGCATTCAACATTAATGATCCACCAACAGATATATGAAAATCACCAGTAACATCTAAATGATAGTCACCTTCAATATTTGTAACTTGATTACCATCAATTGCTTTACATTCATCACCGTGACATTCTTCTGTATGATTACCAACGTATGTTATATGATCTGCAAGTAAAACATCGTCTTTCTTTCCAGACTGCTGTTTTCTATATTGTGCTAACTTCTCTTCCAACTCATCATCATCTATTTCTGGTTTTTGTTCACGCAATGCTTTTTTAAAAATATACTCAGCGTACGCTCTTTGACTTACCTTAACTGATGTGTGAGTTGTTCCGTTTTCTTTACGAATAACAGTTGCTGTACGACCTGGTGTACCAATGTATAATTCCGATGCACCATTTACCCAATTTTTAGCAGCAGTCAGATATGGATCTGCCTGATTGAGAATATTATCAAGTAATCCACCACCTTTATCATTTTCACCACAATCACCATGACTGTTTCCTTTAATGGCATTAATAGTTGCGAGTTCCTCAGGTGTACAACTTGTTACACCAAATAAAGGATACCAACCAACAGTATCTTTAGCACCACTAAGTTCACGATTACAGTTACTTCCTGCAAACTTAAGAAATAATGCCATCAATCCAGATAGATTCTTTATTCCATTTTTAAAGAAACTTTGAAGATCGTTAAAAATTTGTGTTCCATTTTCCCATGTTTTAATAAGTTCTTGTGCTTGTGAGATTCCAGAAACAATAGATTTTACATCATTTACGATTCCAAGTGCTTTACTAAGAACAGATTGAACTGAGCAAACAATATCATCAATCACTTTCTGAACACTTTGTAAAACCATCGCTGCTTGATCAATTACACCATCAAGAAATGAATTAAGAGTGTTGAGAAGACTATCAATAGGAGATTGAATTAAACTTAATAAATCTTTATCAACAATACAAAGAGAACTCAAAATCATTTGCACTGCTTTAGTAATAGCAGTAAAACTCACAAATGGAATTCCAGTTGCACCAGCTAAAAGAGTTATAACATTTAATTGTTCTGCAAGGTTTGCTAATGATTGCCTTATTGCACCAACAACTTGAGTAAATATAGCACTCAAAAAGTTTTGCACCTTACCAGTTAATTCTTGTGCAGTTACAATCTTTCCCGTCAATATATCAAGGAAGTCCCCGTCTTCATTTTTGACAAGTGTTGCTGCACTGTCAGCAAGATCTTCAATTAAATATGCAAGTTTATATTCTAAACTTCTCCAAGGACCACCAACACCATTAGCAGCAGGAATTGGTTTAGCGGGATCTCTAGGTTTTACTGCGTTAAAAGAACTACCTCCAATACCTACAGCAGTTCCAAGATTAGCAGGAGAACCAGTACCTCCAACTTTTCCTGTTTTCATATTAGGTGTTATAACAGTATTATTTTCACTCTGTCTTAGGAAACCTTCTTCTTTGGTTCCTGCCATTGTAGAGTTTGGTTTTGCAGGATGTAATGCAGAAGCGTTGACACTAAGACCAGGTTCCATTGCTTCACCTGTAAAAGCAAACTGTTGTTTTATTTTTGTATCATTTGATTTTTGAACACGAAGAACTCCCATGACAATAGGCATCTGTGCCTGATCGCCATCCATAAAGAATCCCAAGACGATTGCGCCAGGTTGAAGTTGTCCAGAACTCTCACCTTGTCCGTCATTACCTGCCTGAGAGGTGTGTTGTAAACATGTTGCCCACGGTAGTTTATCTGTAGGGAGCGATGAAGTTGTTCCACCTCGTACGTTAGTATAGTATCCAAGCACACGAACTTTGACCCTACCAAGTTCCATAGGATCTTCATTATCTTCTACCTCACCAACCCACCAGAAAAAACCATCTTTTCCAACAAAATTGACCGTAGGTTCATTTACAATACCATCAATAGTTTGCATATTTTTGAGACTGCTACAAGTTTATTTAGGGTCGATCCAACGGGTGAATTTATAAATGCCCTCACTACCCCATACCATGTTACCTTTATCATCATATCCTTGATCCATACTATGAAGTTTATCTCCATAAAGACTAATCTCAGATACAATCTTATATCCTTTGGCACCAGTGCATTTATCCCCTACTAGGTGTCCATGCCATGCTTCACCATCGAATGTGAATATCATATCACAATTCTCTGATCTTGTCCAGTCTAAGTTATAGTTTTGAAAAATTATTTTATCTTTTGATATTACGTCAATCTTATGATATCTTTCTCTATATGGTTTATTGGCACCATCTCTTCTATAAAAATTCTTTGAATGATAACCACCCTCTACCTTTTCCCATACAGTTTCAACAGTAGAGAAATAGTGAGGTGCTGATTGTGCTTGATATCTATTAGTCCAGTGTCCTATAATATAATCATCAATCATCAAGGTTTAGGATGTTTCGTTTTTACTGCTTCAACTGCTGCAATCCATGTACCACTATCTAACTTACCGTCCTTGATGTCATGATACAGCATGTCTAACTGTGATTTCACATCTGGATACTCAGGTTGTCTATCACGTTGATATTGTTTAGCATTGAAAGCTGCCATTTGAGTGTCAAGTTCAGCAGTGATTTCAGCATCAGTAGGTCTAGGCAATGAATTTTCAGAAGACCACTCAAGAGTTGATAGATCGTTTTCATAGATAATCCATACGCAATCAGCTCTTAACTTTTTTAATGCAGAACCGTAAGATGGAGTTTTAACGTTTTGAACTGGAAGTGTCATTGTAATTAAAAATTAAGGTGCAAGTTCATAGCAGATCATAACAATCATACCACGAGCGTTTTGGTTGTTGTTAGCATCCCAACCACCGAAGTCGATAGTTCCACTCGCCCAACCTCCAAGGTATTGTTGATAGCGAAGTGCCGTACCTGCTGCTTGGTTTGGTGTATCAATAAATGCTGAGAAGTAGTCTCCTTCAAAAGCACCGTTACCATTTTGCCAGTGAATACCTGCAAATGTATCAATAGTGCTATTTGATCTATAAGCATCAACTAGTGAGGTAAAACTACCACTACCAATCCTTCTTCTCAAGTCAACGTATTGGTGCTGAGTGTTAGGACCATACATTTTAGTTTTCCACTGACACAAAATCTTAGAGTTTGTTTTAGTAGTTGTAATGTCAATATACCAATCACCAATAGCAGTTAAGTTATTAACGTTATTCTGATAACTTGAGTTACTAAACTCACCATATGAATTACTAACTCTTTGAACAACTTGTAAAACTTGACCACCACCAAGAGTATTACCTGATAAATCTTGAATTGCAGTTGTCTTAACAACACCTGCCACAGTCACCGTTCCGTCTGCAGCAGCAGCAATTGCATCTGTGTTAGCAGATGGATGTTTGATAGCAGCTGCCTTAACTGTTCCACTAACAGTCAAATCACCTGTTACCGTCGGACTGCCTTGAACGGATCCTACATTAATCGTTGACATGAGAATATTCTAGACTTTGAAAGTATTTATACGTCTCACTCTTGTACAATACCACCAGGTGTAGTATAGCAATCTCGATCAGTGAGTGTAGTAACTGGTATACCCGCTTTCTCTGCAGTTTCTTGAATATGAATACCGCCAGGTGGTGTATAAAGATACCAACCAGTTGCAATGTATTTGTTTTTTGTGTATGGAGGATTACCTCTATGAGTATGAGTAAAAGATGCAGGGAAGATTACAATGTCCCCTTTCTGTGGTTTATATCTATATTTTTGAAATAAGAATTCTGTTTCTCCTTCTCCATCAGGCATATCATTTAAGTAGATAGTCCATACCAATTCTCTCATTACAAATTGCATTGCATTTCTTTCACAATGCCAAACATGATAACCCTGACAAGGTAATGTTTTTTGTAATTTGATCTCACTGTTCGTTAAAAACGCACCCTTTAAAGCACCCCATGTATTTGCATATTCTGATGCTGCAGGGGTTAGGTAATCGTCAAGTTCTCTAAACCGTTCTTTATGCTCTGGATTAGTTTCGATAAGAAACGTACTTTGATCTTGTCTCAATGCGTTATCATTACCAATATTTTTATCAAGTGGTTGAGACTCAATATAATCTATAGTTTTATCACATAATTCATCTGGAACTTTCTTTTCCCATATACCAATGAAATCTTTTAATTTCATATCACTATAAGGAAAAGACACAAAGTCCTTTATATTAGCTGTCATAATTAATCGTCATAAACTAGACACTCTGGTTCGTCAGGGTGCATATCACAGAATAGTTCAAGTGCATTAGGGTCATGATGATCCCCTGCTTCGATCTCTTTTTTATGATGTTCTGCATACTCTTCCAATTCATGCAATTCTACTTTAGCATGTCTGCGAGCAGCAGGTGATGACATTGGATTTTCGATTAAATCTTTGTCTGCTTGGATGTGGTCTTCTATTGTTTTCATTATTGTACCTCGTTGATACAGAAGTATTTATAATACTATTTTACAAAATCCTAGTAGTATTGTCAACTATGCAATTGAAACAACATCGTTTTGTGAGAGATTCGGTATATCTGAGTCCTTCATCAAAGCAAGTTCTGTTTGAAAATTAGCACCTACTGCCTTGTGTGCCACCGCAGCAATCAACCATCTACCACTATACTTTGCATCTCTTTTAGGAGTATCACCAGATTTATAAGTCGATGGGATATTTATATTGACTCCTGCTCCTGCATATAAGTCAAAATTGCCAGGCACAACTATAGTCATCTGACATTGTTTCAATGATTCAATACGCATCCATTGATATGCTTGTAATTCAACTAACTGTTCATAATTTCTTTGAGGATTATTTTGAAATTTTGGATCAAAAATTTGATTAGGAATCATTGAGTATCTAACTCTCTTAGGATAGTTAGCCCAGTTTTTAGATATATTATCCATTCTTGTTTGTGGATTGACAGAGTTACCACCATTTAAGTGTGCCATTCTCTTCCATATATCTGAATATGAATAACGATAAGCATCTGCAGATAAGTCTGTGCTAGTTCCCATTTTAGATCTAGTAATGAATACAGGATCGAAACCAACACTAAATCCTGACCAAGAACCATGTCTTAAACCCATCAAGAAGTTTTTCTCCTCAGGAAATGCAATACGATCTATATTAAACTGATCTCCTGTTTGATCTCCCATTCTTTTTGGCACATATTCATAAGTGTATAGTTTTGGTTTACCACCTGATACGTCTGTGTCGCTATCAGTTTGATCAACAATATCCTCAATCATAGAGTCAAGTGATTTAAAATTAAATCCAAGTGCATTTTCATAAAAAGCAAATCCATTTTGCATGACACCTTTTTTACTAGACTTACGAATACTTCTCTGAGATATCCAGTAAATTAAATCAAATATTCTCCAATTTGGAGATACAAAAGACTGTTTATTAATAGTGCTTTCAATATAAGTTTTCTTCTCAGTTTTTAAAAATTCCTTTCCTAATAATTTTTTTACGATAGAACCAGCTTCTGTTTCATTCTTAAAAATAACTTCAGAATTACCAAATACATTTGTTGTCTCATTGATCATATATTCATCAGAAACACAATTAACTAAAAATGTTTCATTGGTTTGTCTAGTTCTAACTCTTGATTCAATTTGATATGATCTAAAATAATAATTTCTATCTTTAATAGATGTTCTAAGTTCAATAAAGAATAATTCTGATCCTGTCAAAGATCCTAGTAGTCCTCCTGCATCTTCTAAAATAATACGACACTCCATGCAGGGATTTGCAATACTTTCATATATTTCAAATCCTCTTAAGAAAGAATCTAAGTTATACTGTCCATCAACAGTTTCCATTCTCGATCCATTTTTAAAAATAGAAAGAGTTACCTCAATTTGACCTGCCTGTTCTCTAATTAATGATCCTTCTCTAGAAGTGTTCTTACTCATCTGAAAATACCTCTCAAAGGATTATTAAAGGAATTTAATACAGCAACAGCAGTTCGTAACACTGTCCCTGTTGTTCCACCAACACTCGCGAACGTACCTCCACCCTGTTGAGCACCTAATAAATTTCTAATCGCAGACTCAGCAGTGTTTATAAATTGACGGTTAGAACCATTTTGAGCTTCAACAGCTGCTAATGCCATCTGCACAATCTCCGAAGTCTTTGCATTAATCTCTCTTCTTGCTTGGTTTCTTTGTTCAGTTACTTTGCGAACTTTTTGTTGTTCAGAAGTATTCTGTGCATACATTGATTTATTCTGTTGTCTAAATGGATTTTGTTGATAAGCATTGGTTGTAAACATATCTCCCATCATATCACCAAATGTTCCCTCCGAGAACATGCCAGTAAAAGGTCTTCCAGAACCTGGTTGATCATTACCAAACAATTTTAGTCCAGATAGATTACTTGAAGCAACTAAATTTCTTCCTGAGTTTTCTTTCTTCAAATCCATATATGCAAATGAACCTGCTCCTGGTTTTCCTAAGAGAGGAGTCTTACCTGAACCTTCACCTTGGAAATCGTAATGACCACCACCAGTTGCGTGACTATATCCGTAGTTCCAACCAAATCTAGAAGCATTGTTTTTCATCCATGTTGCTGAAGAACCAGAAATATCAAGACCTTCTCCATATAAATGAACTGAATTTTTATGACCATTAACACGTTTATTTGCGGATAGTGACCTACCACTACTTAAAACATCAGATCCTTTGACCATTCCATTTGATACTCTCATCATTTCAGCAAATGCATTAGCAGCAGGTTCAGAGAATACTAAAGGACGACCATTAGCATCAGTAACTCCTTCGATACCCCATCCAGAACCTGTATCATCAGATGAAACTGGAATAACTTTTAATGAACTTGTTTTATTTTCACTTTCCACACCATCACGTTTATCCTCAGAAAACAGAGTCGCATTATCTAATGTTGCAGCTGCAGCAGGTGCTCCTCCAAAGAATCTTGATAATCCAAACGACCAGTCAAATCCTTTTCTTGAATCTAAGTTTGCCATAGGAACTGTTAAACCTGCATCTAAAAGATAATGCCCATCCTCTAAACCTTTATTTTTTATCAAACTAGTAATAGTTGGTCCTCTACGTCCTACTTGATTATACCACATACTATTTTTTAATTCATTACCTGCAGTTTCATAATCACTTTTTGTATATGATGCCAAGAATTTAGGAAATCCTTTATACCAACGTGGACCTTGATTGTAAGTTAAGTCAATCAATCCTGCTTTTTGCTGAGGACTAGATTTACCATAACCAGGTATTTTTGTAGCAGCGTTTTTATGATCCTTGTAATCTTCATTAAACAATTTATCAGCATATGCTCTACTGATACTAGGAGGAAAGTCATCTGTAGGTTTAATTCTATGACCATATCCAATAGACATTCCACCCATATCAGGCATTGCAGTTGGACTAAACCCTTCATGAATTTTGATCATTGATCTAGCAAAATCATCATAAGTGCCACCTTCAGAGAAAAATCCTAGAGATTGTGCTTCAGATATCCTTTTACTAGTTAAATTAGGATCTTTTTTTGTTGCAGAGGTATCAAAGGGAACAATAAATGCATCACTACCCTTTCGAGCAACATACTCAGTTCCATGTCCAATAAAATCAGTTTTATATCCATCTAGTGATACTGGATACCCTGATTGAGGACCAGATATCCAACCACCTTGAGCATATTCTTTTTTCTTTCCTGTTTCTAAAAAATAAATTAATTCTTCTATCTTTTTATCTCTTCCAATTAATCTTTGGAAGAAATTTAATTGTTCTTTTTCTTCTCTAAGTTCAAGAATTCGTTCTTCTTTGGTTTGACCAGTTTCTTCTAATAGATCTAGTTCAGCATTTTCATCTCGATTTGCTCCTACAATAGGATTGTCAGGAAACAATTGAGGTAGATATTTTGCAGCAATTATTGCTCCTCCCGCCATAAGAACTAACGGATGACGTGCAAGTGCTACTGCAGCTGCCATTAGTCCCTTGTTCATGAATAACAGCACACCTTTAAAAGCATTTATCGTACCTAAAGGATTTGTTAAAAGACTTATCCCTAAAAACGCAGTTCCCAATCCACCAAGTGCTTTAACAAATCCTCCAATCCTTTCCATCCATGTGGCATCATCTTTTAAAAGATCGTATAGTCCTTCTATAGTATTAACAAATGAAAATTTAGCAACATCAGCAATAAATTTGAATACTTTAGCAAGAACTTTTAATCCAGAAACAACTTTATCTTGATTTTCGGGATTAGATAACCATTTAAGAGCAGGAAGAACCAAAAAGAATTTTATTAATGAACTTGCTAATTTTATAAGTGATTCAAAGAAACCTGGTATTTTACCTTTAAACAAACTATCAAATGCCTTCATTTTTGGCAATTTTTTCTTTTTTGTGTATTTTGGAACAAATGATGCTCTTTTTAATCTCTCCTCATCTATCTTCAATAATTTCATCTGTGCCTCTTTCATAGACACTACAGTGCTGCCAATAGAATTAACAACTCTACCCATACTGTTAATTGCTCTTGTATTTTGCTTTATAACACTCGTTAATTCTTTATTGGCACCTCTTGCATTTGTCCTAGTAGTAGCAGAAGTGCTCGATCCCTGATCAGGGTTAACGAACTTATAAAAATCAATTTTCGCACCTTTTTTTACTGTTGCCATTATCTGTTATTTGTAGAGGATGGTGCTACTAAGTAGGTATCACCGCTATTTATCGGCACAGGAGTAGGTGCTGCAACAATCTTTTCGACTATCAAAGGAACAGGTAAAAACTCAATAGCAGTCTGCATTGCATACTCTGCATTAAATTTGTTATTCTGTAACAATGCCTTTCCTTTATCAAGAACACCTAAGACTCTAGGATCAACACCCATTTCTGCAGCGAGTTCTGGTAATCCCTCAATATAATTACCAGTTTGAGCACCACTCAGAATTGCTTGATATACACCTTTCATACCAACTCTATCAGCAACACCACTTAAAGCACCCAACGCACTAAAACCTTCACCTGGTCTACCTAAGATAGATTCCATACCAGGAATTGATAAGATATTTGGAACTTTACTTGCTAAACCTCCAATGCCAGGAACTGCTCCTAAAATACCTTCTAATTTATTCTCTTTTAACCAATTACCAAAATTCTCAATACCTCCTGATAAACCTGGCATTCTACCAACTATAGTTCCAATAGCACCACCAATATTACCATTAAAAACTTGCATACCAATCTTACCAATCGTGCTATTTCTTGCCATATCAAAGAAACCATTGACTTTATTACCAATATTAGCTACTGTATTAACTGCACCATGATACATGTTTGCAACACCTTGTCCAAACTTACTGAAACGTAAGTTCTGCAACCATGTAGGTGAATTGATAGCATTTACAGTATTAATATTAGCAAAATTACTGATACCACCAAGTGCATTCATTGCAGCACCCATAAAATTACCAGAACCAAGTGCATTTACTGCATTGATAGCAGGTACGATAATATTTGCACCAGGAATGAACGATGCAATAGTAGATACTAGTGGATTTGAAGCAACCTTACTAACTCCATTCCATACAGTCTTTGCAACGTTAGTAACAGTATTAACTACACCACTAACTACATTTTTAATTCCTCTAAACAAACCACCAATAAAATATTCTGGTAATTTACCACCGTCTGCCTTAAACCATGAGAATGGATTATACCATTTCTTATTATTAGCATTTACTTTTTCAGAATTTATTTGTTCTGGAGATGTAATTTCAACATCACCATTTCGTAGATAAAGTTTATAATTCCCACCAACAGTCTCAACAAAATACATTGTATTAGAGTCATATTTAAACTTATAACCATACATTTTCCAAAGCTTCTCGAACGTTTTTATTGCGTTCTTTAATTTTTTCTTATCACTTATCTCTCCTTCTTTTGGGAGAAATTCCTCATTTGCTAACTGTATTTTCAAATTTGCGATAGCTTCTTCATCAAATATGCCCTGCTGTTGAATCATTTCAAGTACAGCACGACGATTATTGATAGAATCCTCTTCATTAGTTGTAAATTTGGTATCTATGAAACCCGTTACAAACTTTAATCTTCTCGTAAAATTATAAAATCTCCAATTTTCTTCTACATTCCTCTCATCTGCCTCTAACTGCCTGATAAAATCTTTCAAAGCTTCTTCAGGATTGTCTGAATTTTTAATTTTATTCATCAATCGGTTTTGATCCATAGTATTCATCCCCGCATAAACTTGTTGGATGAGCCAACCTATGACCAAACCTTTACCGATGTTTGATATACCACCTGCAACTTGTTTTGGTTTAATATTCTTTAATCTTGCAAGGTTTCTAGTGAAGAAGTTACCTTGAGTGATATTGGTATTTGTGACAGTAGGGGGAGGTGTAAAAAATCCTGATTGGGTCGATCCAGATGAAGTAATTGGAACTGTTGTTTTTGGTTTAAATAAATTTTTTATTTTACCAAGCCAATTAGTTGGTGCTGATGTTGTACCAGAACCAGTGACAGTTACTGGTTTGCCAAATCCTAAGTTTTTCTTTATAGAATTACCAAGTCTTGTAAGAATATTTCCTTTAGGTGTTGATGATCCCGACACAGTTACTCGATCTTTTATAATTCCCAAGTTCTTTTTTGTATTTCTGATAAACTCACGAATCGGACTAAATCTACCTGTTGATACCCCTTTAGATGTCGTTGGAGTTTTTCTAGATCTATTAAATAAACCCCTATTTGCTTTATTTTGGTATTTTCCTGGACCTCCTCTTCCCTTAGGTCCACATTTATTAAAGAAACTTGTTCCTAGTAAAATATTTGCTAGGTTCATGATATCAGTAATAATAGCGAATGGATTCATCAGGTATCTTAACCCAATAATTCCAACCATTAGTTTACCAAGACCACTAATTCTACCTAGAAGTGTCGAATCATCTCCAAATAATTGACTTACTCCATCTATAAGATTGTCTTTTATAATAAACTTTCCAAAAGCATATAACTTTCTAAAAACAAAATCCGTCTTCTCTAAGAAAGTTTCTAATTTTTTTAAATTTTCCTCATCTGCAGTCCACTCTAAGAAACTCTTCATGATTCCTAGAGCAAATATCTTAGTTGCTAGGTTTACAAAAGGACTGAGTGCAGGACCTACCCACCCAAAAAGTTTTCCAAATGAGTTTTTAAGTTTATTGTTTGGTTTAAATTTTTTTGCTTCTTTATCTTTTTGCTTAAAATAATTCGTTAATCCCTTTTCCGTTAACTCTTCAGCATCTTCATCTAAATCTCTCCGTTTTTGTTTTCTTTCCGCATCTAGTGTTTTCTGTTCTATTCCTAAACGTAAGTTGGTAATTTTATCTAAATCAACAACCGTACTTCCAACGCCCTCTAAAGTCTTTCCCAATCTATTTTGAGCAAGGATAGTTTGTCTTGCAGCAACAATCGATGGAGTTTTGACAGATGCCACTCCAGGATTAATAAACTTGTAGACTTGTATCTTAGCCACCTTGTGCTTTTTGCTCCTT